TTTTTGCTTCAAAACTTTTTCAATTTTTCCGGCAGCTGATTATTCGAGACGTTGCCATAGAAGGGCATCGGCCCTTTGATCTTGAGCGTGATCGGAAGACAGAGCGATCGACACAACACCTTGAGCTTCGAATTCTCGCGCTGCTTTTCGACGACGACCGGCCACACCGACACCGGGCGCCCGCAGGCATCGCAGGGCCGCTCGAGCCCTCGAGACGCCGGGCCGAAGTCGGACGCGAACACGAACGCGTACTCGATCACCGGATCCTCGATCCAGAATTTTAGCTGCTCTTCGGGTGTCATTCGCCCTTCCGCCAGATCTTCTGCCGTTCCTGGTCGACGTCGGCCTCGAGTGTGATGATCCACTCTTGCGCCGCCAGCCAGCCGGCATCGTAGCCGCGCTTGTAGCCGTCGCGATAGAAGACGAACAGCTCGCCGGCGACCGCGGCGATCGCCACGCAGGCGAAAAAGAGATAGCCGAGCCAGGTCACGCCGTCACCTTCGCTTCGCAGTGGCAGATCTTGCCTTCGCCGAGGTACTTCGAGCACTCGTTCCGGCTCTCATGCACATGATCGCATTCGGGACACACCGGATCCGTCTTCCACTGCGGCCGCTGTTCAAGATGTTGAACGAGTGCCGGGCGCGTTCGGCCGTTCGCCGGCCGCGGCGCCAGCTCGGCGACCAGTTCGCGGAAAAATTCGGTGACGTCGGAGAGATCGCGCAGGGCCGTGCCGTTGCGCAGCCGGACCTGGTGAAGGTTGTCGGCCACCTGGCGGAAGATAAGCCGGCATTCGAGCGGCAATACGTCGGACGGTGGCCCCTGCGAGAGGATCTCGTCGAGCAGTTCGCGCGCGGTCATGGCTTCACTCGATCGCGGATCTCTTGCTTCACCGCGTCGCTTGGCTCGTACCTCGGATACTTTTTCCGCAGCTCAAGGATCAGCGGCCGAAGCAGCGCGTAGTTTTCATCGTCGGCAACCAGGGCGGCGGAAGCGATCGAGGAGATGAAGCCGCCGCCTTCCTGGTCTGCCTTCGCGAGCCATTCCAGCAGCTCGGGATCATCGTTCTGCGCGATCAGATACGGCAATTCACCCATCGTCATGCAGCCTCCGAAAATAGAGCCCGCATCGCGGCCTCTGAAAACTTTTTCCCGCTCTTGAGTTGCTCGTAGCGCAGCCAATGGCGCGGACACAGGAATTTTCCTGGCAGCACTTCCTTCATGTGCTTCGCGCAGACCGGCTGGTCGCAGGTTTTGGACTTGTGCGCGGGATCCTTCCAATCGCAGAGCACGAACGCCGGCCGGCCGCAGTCGCAGAGCTTGCGGAAGATCCGCAGGCCCATCAAGAGCAGGGAAGACGGGATCGGGCGCTGGGTGCTCATGCGGCTTTTTTCCAGTGGATGATGTGACCGCGAAAGGGAAGTCGGCCCGCCCAGAATTCAAGCATCTCTTCGAAGTTTGGGAAGCCATCACGCACCGCGAGAGCCTCGCGTTCGGATTCACTGAGTTCGACGCCGTCAATCGCAACGAACGGATCACAGTTGCATTCATGGCCGCAAGCGTCGATCTCGATCTCTTCGACTTTGGCGCAGGGAACTCGCATCAGGAGTCGCGCTTCCTTCGTCCGCAGTCCCGTGTAGAGATGCAGCACGTTTCCCGGCTTGTCCGGATTCGCCCGCACTGCGCGGATCGTGTGCGTCTTCTCACCCGCGAGAATTTTCGGCACGAACATCGATTTGAAGTTATAGAGACCCATCAGCTCGCCGCCTCTCTCTGGTGATGGATGAACTGCGCCTTCATCTGCGGACAGATCTCACGCATCAGCGTGAGAAAAATCTCGACGACCAGGTCGTAATCGGCGCGCGTGTACTCGAACGCAGCTTCCGGATGCAGGCGCTGCAGCTCGGCGATCACTTCGTCGGGGAAGAGATGGCCGCGGCCGTCGGGATCGACATAACAGCCCGGCTTGATCATCGTCCAGGTCGCGTCGCGCTTTGTGGGATCGATGCTCATGCTTTCCTCAACGCATTGCGGCTCGTCACCGCCTCGAAGCCGTCTTCGAATCGCACCCAGCACGAATTCATCGCGCCGCGACAAAGCACAATGCAGCGCTGCCCTTTGCGGCCCATCCGATTCCAGCGATAGACGTACTTCCGATAGATAACGAGCTTCATGCAAACCACTCCTCGCCGGCGACGACGTGCCGCGATGTCTCGACTTCCTTCCGCCGCGGCTCGAGATCGACGCCGACGTCGCCGCGCTCTTGCCAGGTGCGCCAGTCGTAATCGGCGCGCAGTTTGTTGTGGCGCTCGGGTTCATGCGGAAGACGGAACGATCGGCAGCAGCAGACGAGCGGCGCCAGGAAGGAAACGTGCGGACCGAAAAGATAGTTCGCGGTTTGCTCGGAGACCTTAACGAACTCGGTGCCGTCGGCCTTTTTTTGGACGGGGATCCCCGCCATCAAAGCGAGTTGGGCCGTCGCGCATCTCATGCGTATCGGCCTCGCTGCTGGATGAAAGCTTGCGCCTTCTCGATCACGGCCCACTGCTCCGGCTCATCCATCAGTCTGCGAATTTCGACAGCCGTGGCTTTTCGCAGCAGCGTCCCATCGATGTAGACGAGCAACTGGCCGCAGTTCAGGCAGATCGAAAAGTCGCCTGGCTGCGGCGCAACATCTTCGCCGCTCACAATCGACGCGCCGTTGAGTTTGTAGTCGCACTTCGGGCAGCGCGACTCGGGCAGGCGGTAATCTTTCGCGGCGCTCATGCGGACCTCGCGAGTTTCAGACACGCAGGAGGGAAGCTGCCCCACTTGCACTCTTGCTCATCCGTGAACCATCGACACTCGACCTGATCAGACGGATACTCTCCCAATTTCTGAATGGTCATCGCTGGCCCTCCGCTCTTGAGTCGCACCACATCGCCAACTCTGAATTTCATGCAGCCCTCGCGAGAACTTCCGAGGCGGGCTTGTTGCCGTCGCTTAGAGCGGCGCTGGTATTTCGGCTAACTGCCCGCCTCGAAACTTTTGTACGTACAAACACGATCGCGATCGCCGGCCAGCCGCAGAGCAGCACAACCTTCGCGATCGCCAGGACGAAGAGCCAGAGATCGCTCATTGGTGCCGCCCATCCAACGGATGATTAGGATCGGGCGCCCACGTGAACAAAATTCCTTTGTACGAAAAAGTGAAGGGTTCAAACTTCCCGCCCGATTTCGCAGCCAGATCCGCGACGCTCTCGACGAAAAGCTGCAGACCGAAACCGTTCAAGCCTGCATCGATCAGCATCTGCAGAGTTACTACAGGTGGCGTCATGCGCAGGCCTCGCTCGTCGTTCGCGCGTCCATCACGAAGACGACATCTTCGCAGCCGAGGCAATAGCCGCGCCAGCCGAACGGGAAGCGATCGACGGGAACAAACGTCTGCTCGCCGCCGCAGTTCGCGCACCAGCGCCGCTGCTGATAGCGAAACGGATTCGGAAGATCGAAACCGAGAAGATCGAGGGCGGCGGGTTTCAGGACTCCGCCGTCGCCGCCCTCGACGCCGGCCGATTGTGGGTTCGTGGGGAAGCGCCCGGCCGGCAATTTCGAATTCATGCGAAACAGTTTCACGCAGCCCTCGCGAGTTCGATCGGACGATAGCGCGTGATGCCGTTGTCGTCGAAGGCTTCGAGCAATCCTTCGGCGCAGAGCGCTTCGAGATCTCGAGCGAGCGCGGAAATTTCGGCGAACTCCGTGGTGGTGAGAAACGGTTTGCGGTATGATGCGGCTGTAGTTGGTTGTTGCATTTTGTTTTCCTCCGATCGTGGCGGTCTGGTGCGAAAACAGTTTCCGAGCGCGGCGCAGAGTCGAGTCTGCGCCGTTTGCTTTTCAGCGCCAATGGACGAGTCCGTCGTCCAAAAATTGCACGAACTCTCGCAGCGTTTGAACGGCCTCGGCAATCGGCAAGTTCTCCTTGCCGCACGCGACGAGAAATGCCGCGCACTGCCACTGCAGCACAACAACAGGGCACGCCGCTTTGTAGAGCGGTCGCAGCGTCTCGATCTTTTCGGCGAGAGCCGCGAGATAAGCCGTGACGAATTCATTCCGCGATCCGCAGTCAATGAGCGCAGACTGAAATTCGATCGCGCGAAGCTCCATGTCCTCTTTGCTCGGCCAAGCAGCTTCATCGACCTGCGCTACTTTCGCTGGCGTCTCCTCGCTCATGCCCCGTCCTCCGTGCCCTCGCGATTGACGGCCTTGCGCCAGCCGTGCTCGTTGCGCCACCAGAGCTTTCGCAGCCAAGGCCACGCCAGCTCGAAGTCGATAAACTCGTCATCGCAAGCGCGCCGCACCACGTCGATGAACAAGAGATCACCATCGCTCCCGCCCACGCGCGCTTCCGCTCCGCGTTTCCACTCGCGAATGATGGCCTGTGTGCGGCGGCGCAATCGGGAACGCTGGCGCTCGGTCAACTCCGTCTGTGGCGGCGCTTCTTTGTACTGCTCCACTTGCCGCTCTGGCTGCGGGTTTGCGGGCGCCGCATCTTTCGGCGGCTGTGTGATCGGAATCGGCTTCGCTTTCCTGCGACCGAAGCGACAGCGGCGATGCTCGGCCAGAGTCATGCGCGGCTGAAGTTTTTCCGGGTTGACCTGGTAGGTGCACGGTCGGCAGAGTTTGCCCGTCTCCGGCTCGATCCAGTTCGAGCCATGCACCAGCACCAGCACGCCTTTCGCTTCGAGGCGATTGATTGCCCGCCTGACGGTGATGTAGGGCAGCCCGAGAATCACGGCGACGGTTTGCGTCGATGGGAAGAGAAAATTCCGGCTGCCCATGAGCGCGAAGGCGTTCGATTCGAGCATGGCCACGAGCACACTGCGGTCGCGCAGATGCAGATCGCAGCCCTCCGCGAGAGGCACCAATTCGTGCGGAGATTCCAGTGAATTTCCGCTTGTAGAGCGGGAAGGCTTGCGATATGTTGAGGCTACAGTGGACATAGCTCTACTGTGGTTCGCGGAGAACCTTTGTTGCGCGCCAGAAGAGCCGACAGCTCTTCTGGCGTTCGTGTTTTCAGTCCAGAGCCGTACTGCTTGCGCCGGTTTCTTCGGAACGGGCGGCGCGGCCCAAACGTCCATCGGCCCGAGCGCGTTCCGTCGCGCCTGAATCGCAGGCCAAACTTTTTCGGGATGAAGTCCCAGCACCATGTAGCTCGCCAGCTCGTGCGGCGAGCACAGCACCGCTTCGCCAGTTTCGGCATAGCGGACGATCAGCCGCGCGATCCGGAGATCGTCGCGGTAGTGCGGGTCGAGTTCGCAGGCTTCGGCCTGGACAAGGCGCGCCATGACGCGCGCCGAAAGACGAGTGGCTGGCATTCAGGGCCCTTCGGGGGGAAGCGCCTGAGACTGCTAGCGAAGAAAAACTGCGATCATACAAACCGAAAAACGGCTTAGGCGGCAAGGGTTCGACTCCTTGCGGGGGATTTTTCAGAGGGGACGCTGCCAGCGGGACGGCGCTGAGCGCTTAACATAATACCTGCTTCAGCACCTTGCTGGTCGCGGTGTTGCGGCCCGCGCGGATCGGTGGGGTTGGGCGGCGGCGGCACGTGCAAGTGACGTCTCGCCCGCAAGCGACGCACACGAATGCGACTCGCGCACGTGTTGGAGCAGTACTTTTGCTCCGGAATCTTCGGCTGGAAGGTGTTTTCGCAATCGTCGGCAGCGCAGGTCCGCGGTTCCATGCGAGCGACACTACACGTAACGGCGTAACAACGCAAGAGGGAATCCGAGTCTTCTGTGGAAAACCGCTATTAACTTCAAAGGTAAGACCCTGATCACTTTGAGCACGCTGGTCAGAGCGATCACGCTGCTCAGTTTGAATACAGACGGTGATCATTTTGAGTTACAAAAGTACTTAAAGCTCTTAATACTTCATGGTTAGAGAGGTGTTGGTTTTGACTCTCGTCTTCGTGGTAAGAAAAACCTAACCCCCTTTCCCCCTTGCAACCGTAACGATCCAACGCAGTTCATTGCGGAAGCGCTTCGCGCGATCAAAGCAAAAGCATTTTTTGGACGAGCAACCCCAAAATCCGCCTGTTAAAGCGGCGAAGCAAGCCGGGTTCCAACTCAGGGGATCGAGCGCGGGAGAACTGCAGGCAGGACGAGCAACAGCAACACCGCGAAGCCAGGACGGCTACGGCGTATCGAGGTTTTTTTCCGAGATCTTGAAGTGCCGGGCCGCGGCGTGGGCCCAGACTTTGGCTTCGCCCTCGGTGGCCTCTTCCGCGATCGCGGCCGCGTACTGGTCGGTGACCAGGACGTGACGGCCGTCTTCGGTGATTCGGATCGCGCGACAGTGAGGGCTCACGACGCGCGCGTTTTTCATGCTGAAAATCTTTTTCGCCAGGCGCTGCTCGAGCCGGCCGGCGCGCGCGTAGATCGCGCTGGCGCGTTCCATCGCTTTCGAAGCTCGAGCGAGGGATCGAGCGATCGCGGCTTCGCGCTTTGTCAGTGGTGCGCTCATTTGCCCGCCAATCCAGCAGCGCGCACGGCCGAGCCGAGTTCGAGCGCGTTCATCTCGGCCAGGGTGTAGCCGTCCTCGAAGGCCTTCGCCGGCGAAAAGGACTGGTAGCCGTCGTCGTACAGCACGAAGTAGCCGCCGACGGCCGGCTCATGCTTCGCGAGATAGGCCTGGTCGACGGTGATGTTGGGCAGGCGAGGATCAGAGGGAACGAGAACGGCGCCGCCGCCGGATCCGGTTTTTTCCCATGCGCAGCGCTCGCAGTGTCCGCAGGCGGATCCGAGAGCGATCGAGCCTTTACAGGTCGCGCCGGAAAATTTCGGAAGCTCTTCGCGCACGATCGCGCCGATCTTCATCGCGCGCACTCGCTTGTGACACAGGTACGCCGGCAGCGCCTCGGCTCGAAGATCGGCGGCGTTGTTCATCGGCTAGAGCGAGAGCCCGTCGAGCGCGACCGCAGCGTTGGCTGTCATGCAAGCGTCGCGGATCAGCCGAATCGCGGCCGATCGATCGGCGCCGCGCGGGCAGTTGGCGAGCAGCACTTCCGCGAAGTTTTTCGCGGCCTGTTTGATCGCAGCGTATTTCGGGATGGTGAGTTCGTTCGGCGGGTGATACTTGAAAAATTCGGCGACGATCTCGGCGTCGGACAGCGCCGGCCGGCCTGGCCGGCGTCGCCCGCGGGTTCGCGCATGATGAGGTTCTCGAGCCGCTCTTTGCGTTGGCGTTCATGGTCCCGCAGCGCGCGGGGATCAATGCCCTGCGTTTTTTCCTGGTCGAAGCACATGCGGCCACTGTACTTTCGTGCGCTGTTGACTGACTAGGTTCCGAAAGTAACTTCCACAGCCCGAGCTTGACCGAGATGCGACACTGGGATCCGTGCTAGCACGTGCTAGCACGCAAATGACGGAGGTTTCCCGATATGGCGAATCGTGACCGCACAACGTGCCGCCGCTGCGGCTCTATCGTCGAGGTTTCCGACAAAGGGATCTCGGTTTTTATGTTCTGTCAAACGATCGGAGTGAAGCCGCGCCGCAAAGCCGCGGCGCCGACGCTCTACATCTGCCCGGCGTGTGTGATGGTGATGGCGGTGAAGCCGAGCCCTGAAGAGTGGGACTTTTTCAACTTGAACGCCTACCACATGGTGAGAAATCTCACCGGCATGCACCGTGTCGAGACGCAGGCAGCGATGGGGAGAATGTTCGAGTTGGTGATCGAGCACGAAGGGCAGATTACCGAAGCCGAGATCGTGCGCGAACTTCCGAACCCCGAGATCCTGCCACCGCCGAGGCGTTTGAAGGAAGCCGTCTAGCCCGAGATCTGCGAGCCGAGGTATTTCCGCAGGTACGTGAGCCGCGCATGCATGCCGGCCATCACCTGGATCGAGAGCTTCTGCGCGAGGCCGAATTCGCGGAAGGCCTCGCCGACGATCTTCTGTTCGACGCTGCGGCCATAGAGTGTGCCGGCGACCAGGCCGGCGGCGAGTGCGACGAGTGCGACTGCGAGCTGCATGAGATCCCCCCGAAATTTATTTTTGAACTGGTGGAGCTTGCGAGAGCAACTCGGTTTTTCGATCGCTGCCGGCCGAGCTGCCGAAGTAGTAGGACAGAACCAGGATGAGAGCCGAGTCGAGTGTGCCGAGAATTCGGCCGATCAACTCGGGCGAGGCGTTGGCCGGCGCGCCGTAGCGGAAATAAAGGCCTTCGCCGAAGAAGCACAACAGCACGACCAGGAAGCCGAGGATCCGCGGCGTCCAGTCCTTCACCTGGATCTCGCGATTGCGTGCGCTCGCGCGATCGGCCTCGGCCGTGGCAGCGAGTGCTTCGGCGTCTTTGTAGCCGAGTTCGGCCATCTGCGCCTGGAACTGCTGCTCGGCTGCGAGCAGCGCCTGGCGCTGCGCCGGATCCGCCAGGGCGTTCGCGATCGCGTTCGAGATGGCATCGGTCGACGGATCGACCTTATCGGCGCCGATCGCCTTGCCGACGACCGCGGCCGCCATCACACCGATCGGCCCGCCGAGGGAAGCCGCGGCCGAGATGAACGGAAACGCCTTTTTTACAACGTCGTTAAAGCTCATGGGGTTGATTCCTTTTGCGGGATGTCGTGGTACTCGATTGAGATCGGCTCGCTGCGGGCTTCTGCTGCGCGGCAAAGGGCCATCAGCTGATCAAAGGCGTCGTGAGAGTCCGAAACCCAGTCCGGTTGCGGGCCGTGGCTGGTGCCGACCAAGGTGCAGCCGAGCGAATCGGCGGGCTTGTTTCCTTTGTGGATCCGGATCGCACTTCGCCCTGGCACGTCGATCAGTTCGGGCGTGACGTAGCCGAGATGCGGGCTTAATGTCAGCTTCACCTGGTAGACGCCGCACGCGATGCAGGAATGCCCGACGTGCACCGGATGAAAGCGTGAGGGCTCGAGATCGAAGCAAAGTTGCTGGCCGTCGACCGTGAGCCGGCCGATGATCGAGAGATCCGTCTCGAGGAAGCGATAAACGTCGAGCTTCATGGTAGGGAAGGGAAGCGCTGCTAGTTCGGTTGGCCCTGGCACTTCCAATCGACGACCGCGGTGTCAGAGTTGACACTCGACTTCGGCCGGATCCCCGAGCTGGTGCGCTGCGAAGAGAGAAATCCGGTGAGGTTTCCCGTACCGGACCAGGTCACCACGCAACTCGGCGTCGTCGCGAAGGCCTTCGCGAACGTGATCTGCGCGCACTGCCCGCTCGACATCGTGCAAGTGCCAGCGAGATCCTGGTAGGCGAGCGTCGCAGTAAAGGGACCGTAGCAGGTCGAAGAATTCTGCACGCAGGCCGTCCAGGTGTAGAGGCCTGGCGCCGCCCAGAAGCCGACATTGCCTTGCGCGTCTGCGGTCGACTGGCAAGCCGAGGGCTGCGGATCCGGCGTATCTTGCGCGCCGTTCGAGCAGGCCGCGCCGGCCGAGGTGTACGTCGTCGCGAAGTTCGTGCATGGGATCTGATTCGCCGGCGAGTTGCAGACCGCGATCGTTAGAGAGTTCGGCGGAATGTTGGCGACCAGGTACGGCGTCGTCGTCGTCGACGAAATCGAGGGCAGCGAGACGGAATAGCGGACGTTCTGCGAGTGCACGAACGAGCATGCGACCAGCAGAAGGCCGAAGACGAGCAGGGAAAATTTTTTCGAGTTCACAGATTTTACCTTCAATTCTTCGAACAAAAGATCACTTTCACAAAGAGCGGCCGCGGATCGACCGCATTGCCGGTGAAGCTCGGTTGAGACACCGTGCCGGTTGGCGTGACGGTGTGCGAGTGAGTGCCGAGCGCCGATCCGGTGAAGGTCTCGGCGGGAACGGTGCCGGCCGATCCGGTGAAGGTTTCCGCGGGAACGGTGTGAGTGTGAGTTGCAAGAGCGGATCCGGTGAAAGTTTCCGCGGGGATCGTGATGCTCGAGCCGGGCGAACTTCCGCCGATCGTCGAGAACGCGCCGGCGCTGGTGCCAGCCTTGCTTCCGCTCACTGTGGCGACCGTTGTCGTCGAGTTGGTGCCGGCCGGCGTTCCGGCCGATGTCGCGCCCGATGTAGTCGACGCATTGGTTCCCGCCGGCGTGAAGCTCACGGTCGAATTCGTGCCGGCCGGTGTTCCTGCACTCACCGCGGAAGTTGTGTTCGATCCGCCGGTGAAGGTCGGCGTCGACACCGTTCCGCTCGGCGTGATCGTCGCGCTTCCGCCGGTGGTCCCGACATCGCCATGCGCGGCGAGTGTTCCCTGCACGAAGGATCCATCAAGCGCAGTCACTTCGGAAAAGCCCGAAGGGCAGCTCGTCAGCGTGAGGATGATCGCGCCCGAGGGCAGGCCGCCGGTCGTATACGTCCAGGCCGGTCCGGCCTGGACCTGTGCCGAAGCTCGCACGGTGAAGGCCAGAAGAAGCGACAGAAGCGATAGAAACGCTTTCTTCATTGCAGACGCGCCCAGTTGCATCCAGCTGCAGCCGCGCTTACCAGTTGCGCTTGCAGAATCACTACCGGCTCGTTCCCGCTCGATGCAGTGGGCATCGTCAGAGAGGCCGCCCCGTCGATGGTTTCCGAAGCCCATGGCGTGAGCACCCATGGGCTCGTTGTGTTGACATTTTTGAGGTAGAGATTCTGCCCGGTGTAGCCGATGCAGCTTTCAAGGGTGAAGCTCGGCGACGTCGCCGAG